GTTTTGATAATCTTCTTCATCTATTGAATCAGGAAACATGTTCTGTGATAATGTCTGACTTTCCTTCCAATGTTGAAGAATCTTGACTTTTATCTTCTTTATTGTGTTAGAAGCATCATTGTCAGCTAATATCAAATCATCTATATTGAAAGATGAGACTCCCTTTGTGTAACCTTGAGAATGAAGTTTCTGTCTTCTATTTGATTTCTTTTCTTCTGACCCAACTAAAAGAACTGGAGGATTCATTATCATGATGAGATTTGCTTCTATGTATTTTCTATAAATCCATGGCAATAATCTAGATTTTGGTCTCTTTTCCATTTTATCAATAACATCAAAAGGAGATGGTAAAACATAATTATTTCTCAGGCAAGACATGTAAGAATATCTAAAATTAAGAATAGAGGAAGAAGTAGTCCCTTTTGATTCTAAATAGCAAAGCATTGAAAAATTGGCATGCTTCAAACAATCAGTATATCTACTGGTGATTTTCCTTTTTTGAGAATCGTAACAGAATTCACTTGGGCTTATTTTGTAAAGATCAAGCCAGAGAGCTGTGTTAGCGACAAACATCCAGTGAGAATCTAAATAGTGATCCATTTTAACTTGAGTTATAGACATGAAGTCATAAATCACATAATCATCGTTAACAATTCTTGGTTTTTTAAACGGCAATCCTATTTCAGAATTCTCAAAGGCAAAATCAAATTGTTTTCTGGAATAAAGAACAGAAAAGAAAATATGATTGCTGTTTGTTGTGGTTTTAATTAAAATCCACACATCACAATTGTGTAATTTCTTGATGATGAATTTGCTATCTTCTCCAAATTTTGAAAGAGAAACATTAACTTCTGATAAGATCAAATGTAATACAAATAACGATTGAAACATGTTTGTTCTAGCCATTGTTGACATAAACATGTGTAAAGCTTGATTATCTAAACTTGAGAATTTCATTTTTGACTTTTCATCTTCATTTAAAAACAATGTGTTTAGCATATTTTGGCGAGCTTTTTCATATAGAG